TAACAGACTGTGAATTTGAAGTACCTGCAATAGGATATATAACAGCGAGAAGTGGAAATAAATATCCTTTTCGTGCAAAAGCAGATGTGTTGGGGAGCTATCGAATATGCGATTTAAAAACGACTACAAACCTTAATAAAGAAAACGCTTTTTTAAATTCAGCATATAAATACGGATATTTTAGTCAAGCATATATTTATTGTCAGTTGTTTAACAAATCTTATGAAGAATTTTTCTTTGTAGCAGTAGACAAGCAAACAACAGATATTGGTGTTATTGATTTAAGTGAAGAGCGTTATAATTATGGTAAAGAAAAAGTATTAGATGCTCTCGAGGTTTATGAGACATTTTTTGTTCACGGAGCAGATTTAGATAATTATTGTATAAGAATAACATTATGATCCACACCTTATTAAGTAGATTAGGAATAGAAACTTGGAAAGATATACCAACCTTTGAAGGTGTATATCAAGTAAGTAATTTAGGAAACGTTAGAACTTCGAGATTTAATAAAATAAAATTGATTTCTAAATGCATAAATTCTACAAATAGATATATAGTAAACACATCCTACAAAAAGAAAAAAAAACAGATGAAAGCATCGGTTTTAATGGCTATGGCTTTTTTAAATCATAAACCTTGTGGGCATAAGTTAGTAGTAGATCACATAGACAATAACCCTTTAAATGACAGACTTTATAATTTACAAGTAATAACACAAAGACAAAATTGCTCAAAAGACAAAAGAGGAACTTCTAAATATACTGGTGTTACTTGGGATAAATCAGCAAATAAATGGAAAGCTCATATACGAATAAAACAAAAACTAAGATATTTAGGATATTATAAAAAAGAACAAGAAGCAGCTCAAGCATATCAAAATGAATTAAAAAAATTACATGAAACAAGCAAATAACATAGCTGAATACTTAACAGACATATCAGGAGTAAATGTTTTCGAGAATAGCAGGAAACGAGCTAACGTAGAAATAAGAAGTCTATTAACCTTTATATTAAGAAACCAATTTAGTATGGGGTATCACGATATAAAAAGATTCTATGAATCCAACGATAAAGATTATGACCACGCTACAGCAATATATAGTTATAAAAGTTTTGGAACATATAGAAAATATAATCCTAAATTAAACAAGTATTTAGATTTAGTTCTTCTTAAATTAAAAGATAAATCAAAATTACAAAAAGCATTAATCAATCATATAGTTGAGAATACACTTGAAAAGGATTTAAAGAAAGTATTAAAATTAGTAGATAAATTACCTAATGGAGAAGAACAAACAAAAGAGAAAACAACTGCCAATATATAGCGGAGTTCTTAAATACTTCCCTGATGCTTTGGCGGAGGTATCTAAGGTTTCAAGAGCAGGAAACGAACAACACCACCCAGATAAACCACTACATTGGGATAGATCAAAAAGTACAGACGAACTAGATGCACTCACTAGACACCTACTAGAAGCAGGTAAACTAGATACAGATGGAATAAGACATAGTGCAAAGGTAGCATGGAGGGCTTTAGCACACCTTCAAAAAGAAATAGAGAATGATATACAATAAAGATTGTATGGAGGCAATGAAAGAGATGTCAGACAATCAGTTTGACTTAGCTATTGTTGACCCCCCTTATGGTATTGAAAGATTTAAAAAAGGTTTTGGAACAACAAGGTTTAAAATGGATAAGAGAACTGCAAAAAATGGTATTGAATGGGATATAAAACCAAAAGATATTTTTTTTATAGAATTATTTAGAGTATCTAAAAATCAAATTATTTGGGGTGCAAACAATTTCGTTTTACCCCCTACTGAATATTTTTGTATTTGGAATAAAAAACAAACAGTAGATAATTTTGCAACAGCCGAGTATGCTTGGGTAAGTATGGGTTTAAAAAAACCAGCTAAAATATTTGAATATTCAATACATAAACATAATCACACAAATAAAATACATCCAACACAAAAACCTGTAAAACTTTACGAATGGTTGCTAATGAATTACGCAAAAGAGGGAGATACAATACTTGATACTCATTTAGGTAGTGGATCAATAGCTATAGCTTGTCATAACTTAGGCTTTGAGCTGACAGGATACGAAATAGACAAAGAATACTTTGAGGCAGCAAACAAACGAATAGAACAACATAAACAACAAGGCAGACTATGGTAAAAGTATTAGAGCTGTTTGCAGGTAGTAGAAGTATAGGCAAAGCTGCTGAATCATTAGGCTACGAAGTTTACAGCTCAGACATAAATGACTTTGAGGGTATAGATTATCCGATAGATATATTAGAGTTTGATACAACTAAAGTACCTTTCAAGCCTGATATTATTTGGGCAAGTCCACCTTGTACTTATTTTAGTGTAGCAAGTATTGGGAAGCATTGGAACAAAGACCATACACCTAAAACAGAACAAGCAGTATTTGGAGTTAAGGTTGTAAAGAAAACAATACAAATAATAAAAGAACTTAATCCTAAATATTGGTATATGGAGAATCCAAGAGGAAAATTAAGAAAATTAGACTTTATGCAACCTATACCAAGAACTACAGTATGGTATTGTACTTATGGAGATACAAGAGCAAAACCTACTGATATATGGTCTAACAATATTAGATCAGTATTCAATCCTGATGGTTGGCAACCACGAGCTGAATGTTTTAACGGAAATAAAAACTGCCATCACGAATCAGCACCAAGAGGAAGTCAAACAGGTACACAAGGAATAAAAGGAAATTATAATAGAAGTAAAATACCAAACGAATTATGTTTAGAAATACTTATGCCAACTAAAATTTAAAATAATTACGTTATATAATTGATTAATCAATCTTTTTCAATCATGGATAAACGTATTAATAATGGAGGTTCAAGAAACGGAGCTG